TCGGCGGCTTTGACACTTGCTGTTTCATCTGACCTCTGGATATAGCCATAGTCCCGCTCCATGTATTTTTTTATGTAAGATATTTCTGTTGCTATAACTTCTGTTTTTTTATCCACAGAAATTAAAGTTTCAGTTGTCCACGCGGCCCAACTGTAAGAAATAGCACCAATTCCCGTAACAACAGCAGTAAAAAGAATGACAACAAATTGTTTCATTAACACTTCCACCGCTTTCTAGCTTGCCGCAAACGACTGTTAGGGTCTTTAGCCGCTTTTGGAAACTTTTTCATTTGTCCAGCAGAACGGGCGCAGAAAGACTTACGCCGCTTGGCATCTTTACTGCCTTTTTTAACTTTACCAGTAACCGCAGTTTTTAATTTAGAGCCGGGATTTTTACGTCTATAAGCGGCAACACCAGCCTTGGTCATTCCCGCTCCAGACTTAGTGGAGCGGAAATTCTTTTTATTGCGCTTCGGCATTTTATCCGAACGTTTAGCCATACTCTTTCCGCATCGACATAATGATAGTATATGTATCTGCGCTAGTGTGACCTACAGTTGTGAACAAAACGTCCCCATCTTTTCCACTACCAGCATTGTTAGTTAACCCACCAAAAGCTGTATAGTCGTGATGACCACTTTGGTTTTCGCCAAGCTCAATACAAAACACATTAGTAGAGGCATTGAAAAGTATTTGTACCTTCATTCCAATGCACTGCCACCATATTTTTTCTATGGTGACACCTGTGCAGGCATCACCACGGGCATTTGCAGCTAATGCGCTGACGTCTACTTTTACTACAGCAGATTCGCCAGTTCCATCAGACACATTGGTGAACTTCTGGACGACCATTTTTTGACCGTCCTGAATGGTTTGGGTAGCTACAGCATCAGCCATATTAAATACTCCTTATGTTATATTAAGAAGCAACGTCATAGCCAAGGATTGTAATTAGCAATCTGCCTGCCGTGTAAACAGCGTTAGTTGCAGAACCAGAAACTAAATACAAATACTGGTCAGCCGCGATAGTACCACCAGCGGTTCTAGTACCCGCTGCTGCATCACCGCCGTTAATGATAATTGTTTCTGTTAAGTCACCAATGGCACCATTTTCAACACCAGTTCCTTCTGTCGCTGAGTAAAGATCAATGTCTGGATCACCACCCGCAGGGGTTTCAAAACATTCCATTTTGACACCGAAAACAACGCCTTGGTTTGCGGTAGTAACGCGACCAATATACGCAACGCCAGAGTCGGCCTTGCCTATAATGTCATCCGCCGCAGTAGATGCCAAACCTGTAAGGTCAATCATAATTGTAGTTTTTACGATATTAACGTTAGTATCAGTATCGCTTTTAAAACGCTCTACCTGTGTGACATACACAGCGGCTGTGCCTTCAATTCCAGCGCCGCCAGCAGCTTCTGTCGCCATTTTTGCGCCGCTAGTAACTGTAATTGCACCAGTAGTCGCGTTTTTGCTTACAGTTTCAAAACCATTTAAGGACCGTACTGGACCTGAGAATGTAGTATTAGCCATGTGATACTCCTGTCGAGGCTAGTGTCAGCCTCATTATGTGGCTGTCAGGGATAATGGAACAATACACAATAAACAAAAAAAAGAAAGGGGGCAGATTAACTGCCCCCAATCAAAACCAAACATTTGTTCGGGTTACGCGCCGGGTGAGCCGAATACGCAACGTGGGTCCGAGAAGCCAAATGAATAACGCTCACGCGCTTTAAAACGCATGTTGCCTGTATCAAAGTCTGCTTCCATGTTTGTTTGCATGGGAGAACGCTCAAAGTGCTTGAAGCCATTTGGCGCGTCAGTCTTCAGGAAGAACGCATCAGTATCGGTCAAGAAGTGGTTAACAGTGTAACCCTCTGGAACCATACCCATGTTTTTAGTTGCGTTTATATCATTGTCTGATGTACCCGGACGAAGAGTTGATTCCAACAAACGATCCGCAATAAATTGCAGTTGTGGTGGAATAATCATCTTAGTCCCACGAAGAGCAATGATCATATTTCGCTCATCCACAAATGTTGAGATGTCAATTAGAGCGTTTTCCAACGAAGTTTCGTTGAGGTCTGCTGCTGTTGACGGCTCATTGCGGAAAGTACCACCACCTGAAAGTGGGTGAACTGCCGAGCAAAGTTCTACGCCATCGCCGCCAGTAAAGCTAGAATTGAACGCATTGTTCAATACTGATGCAGCTTTTACTTGCTTTGTGTGAGCCATAGAACGGGCCAGTGCTTTCGTGTAACGCGCACCAAGACGATCATAAAGATTGTCTTCGATTGCTTCCTCAGTAAGTGCGAATGCAAGCGCTACAGTCTCGTGTGAATAACGAGCGGTGTAGGCTTCATTTGCATTATCAAAAGAAACTCCTGCGCCTTCGGATTTTGTGGGAGCATTCCCAAATCCGACGAGCATTACTTCTTCTTCAAACGCACGATCTGAAGTTTCTGTGTCAAAGATTTCAGCATGTTCGCCTTCATAACGATCATACTCCATGCCGAACAAGGCGTTGAGGCCCGGCTCTAGCTCTTTAACTAATTGTGAACGTGAAATAGCCATGATTCAATCTCCCTATGCTAACCCAGCGCCTTTGACGCCGAATATATGGTTTTGAATGACTACTTTTACATTCGTATTTGCTGATGCCACATCGCTATTCTCAGGGTCTTCAGAAATATCAATAGCTTTTAGAGAAAGCGTAGTTGCAGTTCCTCCATCAGATACTTTCAATTCAGAGCCTGAAATACCAGTAGTTGTACTACCAGCGCTTGTGTAAACAACGTCGAAATTACCAAACAAGTCAGCAACTGGAAATGCTGCATCTGCTTGAATTTCAAAGACAACCATAGGGTCATCAATGATAAATGCAATAAGATCAGAAGCATTAGTGCTTGCAGGGTAAAAATTAGAGAACTTTTGCTCTCCTGTTGTGGGGTCAGTGTACTGACACCCATTGAATACGCCAACAATAGGTACAGTCCCGCCATCGGCGTGAATTTCCACTGTTCCACCAGTTACTTGCATAACCATGTCACCTTGGAAAATAGCTGTTCCGTAGTTTGCGGCGATTCTGTATCGGCTTTGCCCACCAGTATAAGGGGTTCCCCCTACACGTCCGATGGGGCGTAAGCCGAAGGCAGCGTCTTGATTCGCCATCTTTACTCTCCTTCAGAGTTTCCGCGTCCCTTTTGTCCAAAGGAAACGGATGATTTACGTTGAGCAGCAGACTTTGGCATGGCTGGATTGTTTTCACGCATCCAATCACGATCTACTGCGTCCATTTGATTTTGTGCTACACCTTGATAGTGTGCGTTCCGCTGTTCAGCCACTTCGACGGGGATACGAGCGAGAACAAGTCCGCCAACACCAATAGTGCCAGCGTTCCGTCCCTCATCTACTACAGGGCCAACATAATCGGGGTATTCCTCTGCGCGAACGAGGTCCCATCCTTCTTGCCGTTTTTTATGTACGTTAGTTTTATCGTCGAACTCCATTACGGATTCGCGTATCCAACGGTGTTTAAAACCGATTGGTGGTTCGGGTGCTTCTAAAGCAGAACCCGGACGCCATTGTTGTGGGCGCTGTGCGCTCTCCCGCGTATTTGCTTCGCGTGATGTCCTATCAGCCATTTTATTCACTCCGTCTATCTAATTTAACTACCTCTTGCGCATACTTTTCGAGTGGTATTCTCATTTTCTTCGCAAAAGCAACTTGACCCGGCGATAACTCTACCGATTTTTTCCGCCCTGATTTTACAGACCGTCCGTTTCCAGACGCGGGAGCAACAGTCTGGGCGTTAGACCGTTTTTCCTTAAACTTTTGAGGCATTTCCTTACGCATCCGTGAATCTATTTCTTTATAGTAATCATCAGATGTAGGATCAAAGTCCTCTTCTAATACTAATTGTTCATGAATTGCTTGAGCAGTTCGTGTCATAATGCGATCAGTGCCAAACCAACTATTCTTATCTAGCCAACCATCTAGC